CCAACATACTGTATTGACACAACAGATGATAAAAGCATGGCAGAAGGGAGATGACCCTGTGATGCAAGAGATTATGAAGGAAGAAGAGCAAACAGTGATCAATATGTTTGCAAACGCAGTAAATGAGGAGAAGGAATGGGCACAATACCTATTCAAAGATGGTACAATGATAGGTTTGAATGACAAATTGCTTGTAAAATACGTAGAATGGATTGCAAATAAGAGAATGAGAGCGATAGGTTTGACTCCCATATACGATGCACCCATAAGGAATAATCCACTTCCATGGACAGAGCATTGGATTAGTTCTAAAGGATTACAGGTTGCCCCACAAGAGACTGAGGTTGAGTCCTACGTAGTAGGTGGCATCAAACAAGATATGAAGAAGAATGCATTCAGTGGATTTAAATTATGAAACCTCAATCTGCTAAAGCAAAAGGCAGAAAATTACAGCAATGGGTCAGAGACCAACTTATTGAGCACAGGGATGTACACCCAGAAGATATAGAGTCTAGAAGTATGGGAGCAGGTGGTGAAGACTTGATAATGGCAAGAGATGCTAGACAAAAATTTCCATATAGTATAGAATGTAAAAACGTAGAGAAATTAAATGTATGGGAGGCATATGAACAAGCAAAAGCAAACTCAGGTAATCATGAACCTATCGTGATTATGAAAAAGAATGGTAAGAAACCCTTGGTGGTTATTGATGCTGAGTATTTTATAGGTAATGGCAAGATTTAAATCATTATGTACAACTGAAGAGGACTGTGAGAAATTAGTCAGAGATATATCTACTATTATTGATAGTGATAATTTTCTATCACTTGTTGATTTTTATACACCATACACACCAACTAGACTGAAAATTGCCTTAGATCAATATCAAATTGATGGTGATGTGGATAGATTAGAGGAGGAGATACAAGCAAGATACTTATATGATTCAAATATATCTGGCAATATAATAGTAAAGGACTACCCACCACTGGTGCACATAGAATTGTCACCAATTTGCAATTATAGGTGTAAATTTTGTTTTCAACAAGATGAAGAACACTTCAAAGATATGGACTTCATGAGTTTTGATTTGTTCAAAATTATTATTGATCAGTTGGAGGGTAATGTCCCATACATTACATTCTCTAACAGAGGTGAACCCACAATGAATCCACACTTCATAGAAATGATGGAATATTGCAGGGGTAAATTTTTAGACATAAAAATAAACACTAATGGTTCTTTACTCACAAGAGATAAGATAGAATCTATTCTCAATACTGTAAACACTCTGGCATTTTCTGTGGATAGTGTCAAAGAGTACTCTAAGTATAGAGTCAATGGTAATTTTGAGAGAGTGATGAATAATATAAAATTGGTACATGAAATGAGAAAACCACATCACAATATAGTAACGAGAGTCTCAGGTGTTTACTGTGGACAAGATGATGACTCAAAATATTTTGATCAGTACGTAGATCAAACATCTTTTATACAATATCATCCATGGAAAGAAGTATATGATCTTCCTATTCATAAAAATAAAACAACATGCACTGAACCATTTTACAGAATGTATATACTATATGATGGTAGTGTGAACTCATGTGACGTAGATTATAAAGCAGAGATCGGAAAAAATTTTCCAAAAATAAGTAAGGATAAGAGTGTGAAAGATGTATGGAAATCACATGAGTTATCAAGAATAAGAAGTATGCACATAAGTGGTAACAGATCTTGTATACACCCATGCAATAGATGTCCTTTTCCTCAGGCAGCAGGGGGATGATAGGTGTAATAGGGTGTGGAGGACACGCCAAAAGACATATCAAATATCTACAAGAGCTGGGTCAAGAGGTAGTATTATACCACCCCACAAAACATCCCAACTTTCAAAAACTTTTTGATTGTGATGGTGTTGTAATTTCTTCACCAACAATTACTCACATGGATTACGTGAGGAAATTGTCTGACTATCATGGTAAAATATACCTTGAGAAACCAGGTTTTACAAATCCAGATGAAGCATTTGAACTAGGTAATTGTGGACTGAATATAATGATTGGATATCATTATCCACATACTATCCTCAATAAAATATCTCAGATGATAAAGGGAGAGACCATATTGTCTTTTGATATCATCATGTCAAAGGGTATAGCATATAAAAAACCTTATAAAGATAGAGGATCGGTATCGGAGTTAGGTCTTGGGCATGTGATAAGTATATACAATTTATTTGGTGGTGATATATTTGATCTCAAGACTGAGTTATATTATAATAAAGAGAATGGAGTATATGATACTGCTGTAGCTGTGGCATCAAAGTTTAGGGGGACATTTACATGGGGAGGTCCTCTTCTTGACCCACACATAAACATTGTAACCACAAATTCTTTAGTGAGTGTGTCATCATCTCACATCACAGTAAGATCTCCACGAGATACTTTCGATTCTAATGGGTGGTTCACAGATCCACCTGTCGCTTTCCATAAATCTATTGATGGTTTCAGTATCAAACCTTGTCTTGAATACTTTTTAGAAAATGATAAATTTTCAAGAAGTGAGTTGAAACAAGCTATAGACATCAGCCTTATTTCATATTATAATAAGTAAATGGAACAGGAACTTAGACAAATTGTGTTGCCGATTGTCATGCAACACTTCTCAAAGTATCGAGGAAAGGAAGCAAATAATCTTGCTATATATCAGTGTGCAGATCAATTAGTAGAAACATTATGCAAAAAATTATCAACGCCATCGCAATCGGATCAGGTGTGATTACACTTGCAATCGTAGGTGCAGGTGGATATGTTTATCTAAATAAAGATGCCTTGATAGAGAAGGTAAAAAGTCAAGTCATGGAAGCAGTTTTACCATCCATAGGTGGTGGTATAACAGATGCAATACCAGAGATGACAGGACCAGCAATGCCAACTCTACCATCATCACCATTCTAATAAATGCTATCAACCCAATATCGTCTGAGATTGGAATCAATCTGTAAGGACATTGCCTCTGGCACCGAAGTAAGTATGAGCGATATGATATGGGCACAGAAGTTATCAAAAGCAAACACCTCTGCTAGAGGTATGCTAAACAAGGCTCGTCGGATGAGTACAAATCCAGACGAGTCTTTTCTTAATTCTCTTGACATAGGCGACCCCGATCAAGGGAATCACAGAAGGGGTTTCTTTAAACCAGAAGATGTGGTAGAATGGTTTCATCAAGAACGTTCAGATGATTGGAGGCAACGAGACTAATGATTGGACCTGGTGAATACATGGCAGTATTGAATGTCGTGGATGCATGGAATCAAATTTCATGGGAGGATGCAATTCCTTTTACACTTGTTCTTATAGGTCTTTACTGGGTAAAGGTAAAGATAGATACATCACTTGGATCTATCAATAAGAAACAAGCAAGACAACTCAAGAAAATAATTCGTGAGGCAATTGATGAGTCGGAACTAATCAAATGACTGAAGAATATGAACACATCAACGATGATCTCCATGATGGATGGTGGTTGAGACCTGAGTATAGTGAAGAGAAACCAAAACTGAGTGTCAATAAGGCAGAGATTGCTAAGTTGGTGAAGAAGTATAAAAAAATAAAAAAGAATCAGAAGTCTAACTTTGCACAGATAAAAAAACTATGAGTAGCGTTTCTTTTAGAAAACATCGTGTATTCAAGGAGACAGATAGTGTTATCTTTTATGATATTACTGTAGAAGAATCTAACGCATCAGATTTAGTGGTTCATGAGGGTGCTGCAGTGTCTCCTCCCGATGATTTTGCAGGTGCAAAGCAATTTTATATTCATAGTTTTCAAGATGATTACAACAGAGTTGTCTCTGGTACTAGAACATTTGAACTGATAAATCTACAGTGGAAATGTCCGTACCATATAGTGAGATTAGATCGTTCACATGGAGCATTGTTCATACCTCGTGGTACCTTCCATAGATCTGTATCAGGAGAAGAGGGTTCTATTGTAATCAATCAGGCACATAGATATGAAGGATTTGATGCATCAGCAGAGTTTTATCCTGTTTCATGTGCAACAAATATGGAATTGTATAATATTCTAAGGAGTGAAAAACCTGTAATTGATCAATAGGCTATATAATTACGACAATGTTTTTATATGATGACAGACTCAGCAAAGAAAGAACCTAAGAAAGGTATTGTTGGTAAGATAAAAGAAGTAGCTGAAGATAAAGAAGAGCAACTACAATACTTAGCGACACTCATAAGAGTGATAGTCCTTGTGTGGTCCGCAGGGATCTTGACTTTGAATTATGTTAAGATACCAGGTTACGAAAGAGGAGAAAGAATTGATCCGACCTTTATAGCTTCGGTCTTCACAGGAACTTTAGCTACTTTTGGCGTGGCCGCTGGAGGTAAGAAAAAGAAAGATGGTGAAGGTGGTAGTGCTAACATATCTAAAAAGGATATGGAGTTTCTTATTGCTAAAGCATCTGAAACCGCCCCTGCTCAGACCATTAG